CTCCTGCAAATACGGCGGGGGCACCGTCCCACTTTACGGTTACGTCTACTGCAGCTTTCGTATTACCGGATAACATATCTCGCAACGACCTGAGTGCGATGATAGCTTGGCGCGCCCCCTTAACTCCACCGTCAAGAATAAGGTCCTCAATATGAATCATATGAGTGTTCTTACCTGCGGCTTCTGACAATTGATTTTTAAATGATTTCATTATGAGTATACCTTTACGTAAGCGCTAGAATCTTCAAGTTTAGATCCTGCATAATTTACAATTTTAGTGATCCAACGATTGGCTTTAGAACCAGTATGTTGATCTACATGATACAAAACAAATAAGCCTTGTAGTTTTGAACCTAACCAAACACTATCTTTTTTAAATATTTGATTTTCAAATTCTTCGTATTTTTCATTCTTATAAAAATAACTGTACATATCCCAAAAGATTTTTATGGCTTTAGGATCTTTTTGGCTAATACGCTTTGCTATTTTATTAATCGATTTATTATCGGGGATTCTTTTTCTAAATACTTGCTTTGCTGCATCTCTCATAACACCAAAACCTGCACCACCGCCTCTTGCAGTTTTTAGTGCAATTTCAGCTTTGATTGCTCCCTTTGCTGTACCAGCTCTAATATCTAATTTACCATCATCAAATACAATTCTTGCAGATTTAGTAGACCAGAACGTTCCACGCTTTTCTCCTTGGAAAAGTATTTTTAAAATTTTATGATCGTCAGTATCTGGTGGTAGTTTAATATTATACTCTTTTGATTTAGCTTTTTTCTTGACTAATTTAAGAGATATAGCAACAACTTTACGGTCAACAAAGGCTTGTAGTAATCCTTTATTGTACGCTAAAACATTTGATGTATCTAGGGATTTAATATCAAAGCTTTTATCAATTGCCCATATATCACCAGGATTCCATTTATCATCCTTAACCGGGCTCTGATCTGAATTTTTGTATGCTACGTTTTTCATAGCGTAAATTCCATTCATTAGTTTACTATTTCTGTGGAATTTATGTGATTTATTAACATAACCTTCTTTGATTAGCAGCTTTGCAGATTCATATGAAGACGTAAACCATCCTTCTTCTACGCCTAAAACCTCGTCAAGAGATGCATCAACTTCTACTAATTTGTATGCTGCTTTTAAAATTTCTGGATTTTGAAAAAATTCTTCGGCTTGCATTCCATTATCAAGCATGGCTTGACATAAAACACACTGGTGTGATTCGGTAATTTTTGTGTTTAGAGTTCCTCCGCCTGAACCACCGCCACCACCAAATACGGATGTTTTACCTATTTGCGAAGATGATATTGTTTTATCTCCGCTATGTAACGGAAATGGTTTTCCTAACTTTTTAAAAATTTCAATTTGAGCTAGAGCATCATCGATATTGGTAACTGTAAAAGTTCCTCCAGCCGCCAACTCTAAGGGCTTTTTATCACGAATAAGCCTAGCAAGAATATCTAGGCGAGGTTCATTAGTGTATGTATTTGGTTTTTGCAATTCAGCTGGGGTCAGCTTAACTGCTTCGTTTATCGATCCGAATTGTTTAAAATTTTTCATAATAGTATTATACCATCCCCGATGAAGTTTGTACAATACTATTTATACTATTTTGTAACTCGGTGCTTAGGGTTGTACGACTTATTTGGAAAGACTTCATCATTTTCATCAACATTAATAATGCCGATTACTTCTAACATGTCAATCATGTTCTCTCCGCCTTCTTTTAATCCGATCTTATAAGAAGTCCATCCGACTCCTAAGACACAGATAGTAAAAATGAGATATTCCATTACACATCAACTTGAAAGCATACGCAATCATAGCCTTTATTAATCATATCATCATAAAACAACAATGCTTCATCTTTAATAGCAAAAATATATTCCGCTACTAAATCGTTATGTTCGTCAACTGCTACTACTTTCCAGCTATCCATTATCCATTCCTCATGTATTTAGACGCGGGTTTTAGTTCAATAAACTTCCTACGTGATTTCGAAAACTGTTTCATTGGAGATTTAAACTCAGTGTACTTTTTTGTACCTGTCGATCTAAAACCTACGCAATGCCCATGTTCGTTTAAGATATAGGTATGATTCAGGACTTTATATCCTGCATCATCCCATTGTGTAATTTCTTTTAAAGCCTTATACTGTGTAGACATAGACATCTAACCTTTCTGCGTGTCTTAGTGGAAGAGACTGATCATACGCTCTAGGATGTCTTCCGTCACAAATTGCCGCTGCAGTCCTTGGACCTCTACCTTGACACTTAACTCTGTATCTAGTAGACTTAACAGGTTCGACGTCAGTCCAACCGCTTTGATACCTATAATTATTCATTTTGTCTTTCTGAGCAGCCATCTTGTTTATAGCTTTTACTGTTGACCTAACAGTTTCCAGTTCCAACATATCACCTGCACTTTTAGTATGCGCAGTCATTACATAGCTATCACTTATATTTCTTTTTTTCATAATTTAATTCCTTATCAATTGTTTAATATAGTACTATTATACAGCACTTTTCACTATTTGTACACCTTTTTTTGCATAAATAGTATATAGATTCTATACGTATTTTATACGCCGTGAGTCATGTGATCATAAGAATCTTTACATTCTTCTAGCTTATCACCACACGCACATGTTTCTGATTCTTCGATTGAAGGAGCTCCGACGATAGATCTTACATGATCTTCTGAGAGCGTCACTCCAACCAGACTTGCTATTACTTCTTCTAAATTTGGTTCATACATAATTTTCTCCTTAAATTCCAGTCCATCTTACTGTAGCTTTGTTGTAACCTTCGAGAATATTTCCTCTTGCAAAGTTAGTAGCTGGAGCATTATATCCAGCAGCCATTAGCATATCACCAATCTTAAACTTCTCATTAGTTTTGTTATCGATGGCTTTAGGTGATTTTTTGACGATGAAACCGACTACGCTTGAAGCACCGCTTTCTTCTTGTCTCAGCAACTTAATATAGTTTCTTCCTTCTTCGAAGACATACTTATCATTTTTAGTGTGCTCGTACTTAGCATGCAATTGGTTTTGCATGATAGTTAAAAGTTCTTGGGTTTTTTCAATTAGTTCGTTCATATTCGCTTTCCTCATCATTTAATATAGGTATATTATACACCACTTTTATGGCTTTGTACACCTTTTTTTGAAAAAAAGTATACATTTTTTATATCTATTTGTTATATGTAATATGGTAACTATAACTATTATATTACATCATCTAAAGGAAATATTTGATATATCGCTTCTGCGCAAGCTTTAGCAATTTCTTGATGTTCTTTCTGAGTGCCATTTGCCGCTCTCAACTGAATGTAATGAATCCAAGATCTTAGTGTTCCGTTGACATACATACGAGACATCGTTAAACCTTCAGGTAGAATTGCTCTAGCCTGTTCCTTTGCGATTCCAGCAGTAATAGCCCATTCATAAGCGTGTTTACAACGCTCGATAATAACTTCTTGATACGATTCCCATATATGATGGATAGGATCATCTATTGAAAGATCTACTGAATTTTGACGATTCTTATCATCTTGCATTCTAGCTTCTCTAGTCACAAAGCTTAGATCTTTAGTAGGATCAGCATATCGCTGACTAAACTCTTGAAACGAAAAAGATCGATGTCTAAGAATTTGTCTAGCGATATCCCGAGTAGTATCGATTTCCATACAGACACTGGCCATCTCTAAAGGTGACCAGTGCTGGTGTTTAATCAGATACTTGACTAATTTTTCCGCGGTTTCTTCATTATTTTGATTATTTGGATTTGACACACGAGCGCAATATGCGACCATTTGTAACAAATCGTCTTTCAATTCAACGCCAATTGCTGGCTTACTATACGAAACAACACGTACTTTAAACATTTATTAGTCCTCTTTCTTCACCAATGTGTAGATACCATATCCTAAACCGACCCAAGCTAACAACTTAGCTAAGCCTCCAAATAACACCACTGAACCGCAAACTGCGATCAATGCAATACCATCATGTGAAGTTCTTTCAACCAATCTAGCTTTTATCCAATCTAACATATATTTCTCCTATACTTTAAATTCCGCAAACGTGTCTTTATTTTCTCTATCCCCCCACGTTGCGATGGGTTTATCGGGGATGCTCATATCTGACATAATATCGGATTGAGCAGATTCTTCTACATCGTACAATTTCATTCTTGCACGATCGATTCCGACTACGAATCTTTTAAATTTAGTCGGATCATTATATCTGTTTTTGAGTTGCTTTACCATTACTTGATTCAACTCGTCCAATTCTTCAGTCGCGATTAATGCAAACATCAAATCGGCCGTTGCTGGTAAACCGAAAGATTCTGATGTATCTTCAAGACCTACATCTGTATTACTAAAACCTGAACGTGTAGTTTGAGTTGCTGTCATAATTGGCAGATTAAACTCAATTGCTAAACCACGTAATTCTTCTGCAATAGCTTTAATGTATGTATAACTATTTATACTACCACCCATAGCTTTCATGCGAGATGACGAACATATGTTTAGATAGTCTATGTATATAATATCTGGAGCAAACTTCTTTTTAAGCTTCAATTCATTCAATAAAGCTCTAAAATGACCAGAATGTGCAGCACCAGTAGGATATTCTTTAATCAGCAATTTACCGATTGTGCCAGTTGCAATCTTTTGTATCTTTTCAGAAAATACATCTTTGGGCAATGATTCTAGTTGTTGAATAGGCAGATCCATTAAGTTTGCATCAATACGTTCTGCAATTCTTTCTTCTGCCATTTCCATAGTAATATAAAGAACATTCTTACCTTGTTGTAAAACTGATGCCGCGTTATGACACATAAACAAAGACTTACCTACACCGGTACCAGCCAAACACACATTTAGTGTTTTGTTTGGTATGCCACCCTTTGTTATCTTATTAAAGTAATCAAGGTCCCACGGAATACGTTCTTCTGTTTTATTGTAGAAATCAAAACGAGCTGATGAATCATCAATATAATCGTGACCAATTGCTTGATCAAATGATACACCAAGAGCCGTTGATAGTATTTCTGGTATAGCACCTTCACTTTTTTCTGGATCCTTTCCGTCAATAATACCAATAGAATCCATAATTGCGAGATACACTGCGCGATCTTTGCACCACTTTTCAGTTTCGTTAATAAGATAATCAGTATCTAAATCAGTTTTATTACTAATCTCAGTGATTAACATAGATGACTGATTTAATATATCTTCTGGTGCTGACACTTTTTGTAGCTCAATATCTAACACTCTACCAGTAGGTAATTTGTTATGTGTCGCTACAAAACTTACAATAAGATCAAATACTACTTTATGCGTACCCTCAAAATATTCTTTTTGAAGATATGGTATTACGCGTCTGCAGTATTCTTCGTTATTGAGTAGATGACTCAGTACGTGTGTCGGTATTTCGTTTTTCAAGATTTGTCGTTCCTTGTTCAATAATATGTGTTAATAAATCTCCGAGATAATTGTTAAATTTCTCGTCGTCTCTCAATGTGTCGTGATCAAAATCACCTGGATCATTTATGTTATACGTAAATGATAATGTCGCAATATCAAGTTCCGGAGATTCTTTAATCGACACAGTGCCGTAAATAAATCTCACACCATCATATGGCGAATTATCATTTAGATGAATAGCATAAAAATCAGAACCTGGATGTTCTTGTGTAGTAAAATGATTATCCATGTTCTTGCTCGATATCTAATTCGATGTCTAGTAATGGTTTATGACCAATTTGATAATGACCTTTTAAGAACTCTTTAAAGTTTGTGCCATCAAATATTGGCTTCCAGAACTCTTCGGTCAAAGTATCTTTTTCTCTTACTTTAGGTTGAACAAGTTCTCCAGTTTCAGTGTCAACTCTGCAATACCAACCAACATTAGGTTTTTGTACATAACCACCGGCTAGTGCAACATCTAGTAATCCTGAATACGGTGCAATACCACCTTCCCAAGTTACCGTAATAGGAATCTTAGATTTTTCTTTTACGAACCTTGATTTTTCAACGTTAATTACAAAGTTATAACCTTTAACCTCTGTTCCTTGTTTCTGTTGTTGCCTTCCTAAAATCCATATGTTATCTGCAGAGTAGTAAATACCTGTTCCGCCAGATACAATGGCTTTAGGGAATAGTCCAATTTCTTGATACGTATGATTAACAGCAAGTAAAGGAATATTCTTCATAGCCAGATAAGGAGTGACCATTCTGAATAGACCTTTAAGTGCTTTGGCTCTTGACATATCAGCAACTGATTTTTCATTTAGTGCGTCTTCTAATTCTTTCTTAGAAGCTAGGTTACCTATAGAATCGATTACAACAATAACTTTGTCGTTACGTTCAATGTTTTCTAGTTGACCTACTAAATCAAATTTTAGTTGCTCTACATCCGTAATTGGTGTGTGCAATACTCTATCAGTATCAATACCGAAAGATTCAAAATATGATTGTGGAGAACCAAACTCTGAATCGTAAAATAACAACACTGCATCTTCGTGCTCTTTTAAATAAGCGCCTGCCATCAATAAAGCAAAGGACGTTTTAAAGTGTTTAGAAGGACCTGCTAAGACTGTTAAACCAGGACTTAACCCACCGTCTGGGTCTCCTGATAAAGCAACGTTTACCATTGGTACTTCTGTTGGTGTCATTTCTTTATCGCTAAAGAACACCGATTTAGAAAGAACATCTGAAGATTTAATCTTAGAGTTCTTTTTTAATTTATCCATTACTGACATTATCTCTTTCTCCTACCGAATTGTGTTTGCTCTTGAGACCTTAGTTGTCTCTTATGGCGCGCAATTGCTTCGGCCTTTTTGCGCTTACGTTTTGCTGTAGGTTTCTCATAGAATTCTTTAGCACGAACATCTTGTAAGATACCCGCAGCTTCTACAGCCTTTTTGAATTTTCTTAATGCTACGTCAAAAGGCATATCTTGAGGTGGTCGATTATCTCTGTTACCTTTCCGATTTTTATTGAACTTTCTCGGTTGAGCTTTTAAATTTATACTTGGCATATTTCCTCTTTTATTAATTAATGTGTATATTATAACATGAAATCAGTCAATTGTACACAGTTAATTCCCCAATTTTTGCGTCTATATGACTCAGGAGATAAGTGTACTGATGATGTACTTTCCATATGGTCCTTTGCGTATGATTCACTATTCATTGTAAACCATTCCTCCGGATATTCAACTCTCTTCATACCTAGTTCATCCATATTGGATATCCATTGATTTAAAGCGTTGATTCTTTCTTCGCGAGAACCCCAAAACGGTTTGTCTTTATAATAACCGGTTTTTGGCAGTTTTCTCTCTTCGAATTCTATTGGCCATGGTGTTGAGTATTCTACCTTTATTCCTTTGCGTTCTAACTCGTCACCGTATTTTTTCCATTCTTTTAGCATAGGCATACTATCTGCATTCAATCTACAAATGTGATGTCTAATATCTATATTGCCAAATGACATTGTAATTCCTTTTGGCATACATTCTAATATATGTTTAGTAACATATTCAAAGTCAGTTTTTATTTGGCCGTTAAGTGTTAGCCCATCAGTTTTTATCACCATTGAACTATCCTTAGAATATGCAGCAGTATGGGAATCGCCAATCGTCAACCAATGTAAATCTGCTATATCTGTAGATTTTAACGTTCTTGCAGTTGCGCACTTTTCCGATACTTTATCACACCAGTCTTTATCTAATACATCTTTACGTTTCTTGAGCATTGCGCCATAATCTG